TACTAGTCCTGTTCAGTTTGGCCGACACAGGGACCGCTAGGGACCGTACCGGTGGTTTTCGGGGAGATATAGGTCGCTAAGGCAGGGGGGGTAGACTGTCGCGCTAAAAAAACGCCTTGTGAGCGTGATCCCTTAGCGCTATTGCATTTTCGGCAAGCGCTGACCATATTCTCCAAATTGATGGGGTCTCCTCCGGACTTGATGCTCTGTATATGATCCACCGTATCGGCATCTTGTCCACAGTAATAACACGTGTAGCCATCCCTAGCTAGGACTATTAAACGCTGCGCTTTGTACTTACGTGTAAGCCTTGGATCTCGTCTACCGTGCACCATTAGTAATGACCAGTCTTTTTATGAAAGGCTAAAGCTTTACACGGAGTAAGGTATCTATGCTTAATGTACTTAAGTCCTAAGTCTATCTGTATATATGGATCATTAGCTTTAAGCTTAAGTAGCTGGGGTATCCCGTATGCAGTGCTCTTAGGGTTATCTGCTCGAGGATTCCATTTACTCTCTTTATCCCATAAGAGCTCTAAGCATATATATTGTTTAGCATCCTTTAGCTTCATATGTGCATAGAGTTTGTAGTTATTTACATCTCTTGCAGTACTTACCGCCGTAGCTGTAGGGCTATTGACAAATAGCAATAGAGAGGCCAATAGCACCAAACGTCGCGCCCGAGCTAGTCGCCTCAGCGGCTCGTCTGCGAGTGTGGAGCGTAGCCTATATGTCAAATACCTTGCAAATATGTGGATAAGTTGAGCGTACTTAGAGCGTGTCCTCCACAGGTTTAGCGCCCCTGTGGATAACTCCTGTGGATAACTATTACGCATCTCTACCCCTTACGATTACCTCGATCTGGCCCCAAGGCTCAAGGCTGACCAAGTGTTTAGCCATCTCGAATCGCCGGTAATGATCTACCACTACCTTATGAGGCGCTGGATATACGCGCTCTCTTTGTGCTTGTAATAGACAGATCAAAGGCGTATCGAATATGACGAGTTTAGTTTTAAGGCCTAAAGCTCCAGCTACAGTAAGCCATACCAGACGGTGGCCGGTGAGAGTATGAGTACCATCGGCGATTATATCTTTACCGGCTTTAGCTGCCTCTATAGCTTTAAGCCGTTCATATCGCATAAAGGCTGTTACATCGATACCCGGGTTAGTTCTTACCGCCTCGGTGTTATATATGTAATCATCCGGTGATTTATTCTTATGTACCCACGTGGATTTACCGGCACCCGGCGCGCCCATTAGTACCGTTATCACTGGTGGCCCCAGCCCGTGCCCTTAAAGCTCACGCCGGGCACTGAGTACACTTGCCTCATAGATACTCCGCAGCATAGAGGCGCTACGTTTTCACCTATTGGCGCAGTAGTTTCATAGCGAATATTGCAGCTAATACACTCATACTCATACGCTGGCATCTTTAGCCTCATCCACCATACATACACCTATCACACCGCATTTCGTACACTGCAAGGTTTTTACATATGGCGGTAGGTTATCGGTAATGATTCGCTCGATCTGGTCCGTAATCTTTTTGCATTTACGGCACTCGTATTTATATTTAGTCATTTTGTCCTACAATCTAAACATACCCAGATCATAGCTAAGCCCGAGCTATCTCGTATAAATACGCCGCTTGTATCCCATTTAAGGCATAGGTCGCACTGATCGGCCTCCGTGACATCGATCTCGCCATCTAGCCCGATAGTAGTAGCTAGCCCGTTCTTTATAAACATCATTTCGCCCATTATAATTTAACCGCCTTATCTATATGTAATAGCGCTATCTCTTTATCAATTTCCAAGCCATCCCAAAAGGTTTTAGCCGGTAAGCGCTTAGTAGTCCAAGTAACCGTGATTTTGCGTAGGTTAAACGCGTATATACCGTTAGGTGTTGAGTTAATGTAAAAAGGCGTATACCCCAGGTTATTAGCCGTAGCTATAAGCGCCTCGTATTTATCCTTTTCTATAATTAACTCGTCATAATGAGTATGCCGGCATTTAAGCTCGATCTTGAGTCGATAGCCTTTACTCGTTGCATCTATGTACTCGTACTCGTCCTTTGACTTCTCAAGATCCTCTAGGTAAGTGGCCTTGATATAATCGAACAGACTATCCTCGGTCACTGTTGGGGCTTCCATTTACCTAAACTGTCTAATACTTGCCAAATCGGATCACATTGGTTAGCTCTTACTCGCTCGGTGCACTTATACGCGGCCCACGCTTTACCGGTCTTAGCACTCGTACCCTCAGCCCAGATCATCGTGCCGTGTTTACATCTAGCGGGCTCAGCTGGCAAGGTACCTCCTAAGCCGGTCTGGATCTCTGCTATAGCTGTAGCCATAGTCGGTATACCCTCGATCGAGGCCTTAGCACTCCAAGGATCAGCGGTTACATCTTTGGCGTATTCTGCCTTTTCCATATCCTCACGGCTTGGCCTTTCGGCGCTAGGCGTTAATAATTTAATAGCCCTAGTAATGGCTGAGGTCTCTGTATCCTCGATAAACCATCGCTTCATATGCTGAGGATAAAACTCCACATTACCGTAGGCAGTACTTGAGGCGCTTGGATAAACATCCTCATACTCACGGTAAACATCGCATCGATATAGCACGTAGCCTTTAATAAGATCCCAATCAAGTAAAACAGGAATTACCCGGCCGCTTGGGAATTCGGCTCTAAAGCGTTTAATCGAATCATTGGCTAATTCGTAGCCATCTAAGGCGGCCATTAGATTACGCTCTTATCTTTAAGAGCTTGAGCTATTGCACGGCCTCGTAAGTAGCCCTCGCCGTGCCCCTGTCGGTATCCCAAGGTAAAGGCAGCTTTAATAAATACTGCCATTATGCCGGTAATCGTAAACACTATAATAAAATCTAAGCTGTTCATATATCGCCCTTTGTTAAGGCCGATTAGGCTACTACCCGAGTAGCCCTCTCGGCGTTTGTGATATCAGTATGAGGGCATCCACCGACATAAGGCAACTATCGCGCGAGGCGTGTCTCGAGTAATATCTCGTAAATCTTATCTATTTTGGCATCCATACGCTCTTGGCGTAGCTCTATATGATCAATACGGCCGCGTAGGTTATGGCCACCGTTACCATCGGGTTTAAGCTCCGAGAGGTAATACTTTACAAAGTGCCGGATAAGCCCAGCCCCTAAACCCAATAGGGTACAGCTCCCCAAAGCTATACCTAATAGGAGCTGGACTCGATCCATTACTTTTTAAGCCCTAGCTCAGTCTCGGAGGGTTGGAGAGCTTTAAGTAGTGGTCCGATTAGCCCAGCGATAAACGCATTAGCTAACACTTTAGGATCTGTTATACCGGACATATAAAGCGCTGCAACGCTAGCGAGGCTAGCTCGTGCGTAAGACTTACCGGCAGCTATTAACTGTTCTTTCATTATTACTCCCTAGTGCCCTTAAGGATTTATATAATTATAAACCTAAACTCTCAATAAGGGCTTTAGCCTTGCCCGGCTTTACTTCTACTTCCCAGTGCATCTCGTCAGCTCGGCTCCGAAAATCGCCGCCCCACTTGAGGCCGTACTTTTTAGAAAGCGCCCGAATCATCGGTACCTTTTCAGCTGGGAAAGTACCGCGTTTACCTAGCGGATGTTTAGTCGCGTTTAGGTCGATAGCTGTACCGGATGAGTGACAGGATAATTTATCTCTAGTACCGCGCACCATACGAAAAGCGTAAGCCCAATCGTCAAAGGTGCCCTCATCGATCGGCTCTATTAGCTCGTGGAATTCAGCAGCGAAAGCGGCCAAAAGTGGTCCCACACTCTCAGCGCACCTTAGCTTTCGATCCGTACCCCTTACCGGGTAGGACTTTATCTTTATCTCGTCTGGATCTTGAGACGCTGGATAGCCGTTATAACTCTTTAGCATTATCCGAGGAGTAGTTTCGCTTCATCTTGAGTAATGCCTAGGCGCTCAAGTAATGCGGCCTTGGCAGATTCTTTTGCAGCGTGTTCTGCAATTTTTGCGTCAATTTCTGCGCGCTCTGCAAGGTGATTTGAGTATTCCTCATCCGTCATTTCTCGATCTATGATCTCATTGGTTTGGCTATTATGTATGCGTACCATTGGCTTTTTCATTATTTGACTCCATATATCTTAACGGTTCCAGCAGACCAAGTACCAGCGCCTACTGAAAAAGCAAGGCTAGTAATTGCAGATGTACCATTGTGACCCGTGACGCCCATTCCGCTGCCGAAAGATGGATTGTCTGCTGTTATTGCGTAAGCAGTCGTTATCGTATGAAAAGTAGCATTCGTATAATTAAAAATAGTGCCAGTAATTTGATTGGCTTGGGTTACGTTATCAATTCCACTACCAGTTATTGCCCTTTGATCGTGATTGAGTTGGGCTGTAGTAGAAAAAGTTCTAATTAAACCTGATTGATAATTTGCTTGGGTTGTATCTCCATTGATGGCGATAGAAAGTTGTGAGTCCGAAGTACCTCTTGCGTTTTCTAATAGAAAATAAAGGTGAATATAATCCTGACTGATTGTGCTGACTGTTGTGCTTGATCCTGTAAGGTTAGTTGTAGATAGTAAAGTCAATCCACCGCCACCTGCCGCCGCCCACTTTAAGCCTGTTGCCTCTGCTGAATCAGCAGTCAAAACTTGACCATTTGTTCCCACTGCAATACGTGAAAACGTATCGGCTCCAGTACCGGCAATTAGATCACCCTTGGCATCTATAGCCGTAGCCATTGAGTTAGTAACGGTTACGGTCCCGCTTGTGCCGCCGCCTGAGATACCTGTACCAGCTGTAACGCCTGTAATATCTCCACCGGGATCAGTTACCCACGTAAAGTCCATATCCGTATTAGAGTTTTTGGCTAATACTTGGCCGCTGGTACCGCCTTTAAGATCGACTAGCGAGGCATCGATAGAATCGCCAAGCGCCTCGATGGCGGTAGCGCCGTCTTTAACTAGATCAGTCGATGTAGGTACGGGCCAGCTAAAATTAGGTGTAGTAGTTGCCATTAGGTTAGACCTCCGAAAGCATTTTCCCAGATAAGAGTAGCATTTACACCCGACCAGATTAGGGAGGGTGGACTCACTGTGTCCCATTGTGGCGCGACTAGTGAGAAATCTGTAGGGCTAAGAGTAAGGGTAAGATCGACATAACTAGGGCGAGCTGTTATCGCATATCCCTCTACAAAGCCGTTAAACGAGCCGTTAAACATATTGATAGGTAAATCGTTAATTACTACAGGCTCGCCAAAAAAAGCATCTATAAGCTTATCTCGCTCGGCATCCGGTAAATCGGAATTATCCAGCCTAAAGGTAATGCTCTGTAGCTGCTCTCGAGGGATAGCCCTAAGGCCTAGCTCTCGATCCATTACATCCTCAACATCGGTAAGGTTATGGAGGTTAGAGTTTACGGCTCGTTGGTACCGGCCATAGGTAGCAATGGATCCGGCATCGAGGGCCGTAGCTTGGCTATTATAGTTATTACCGTAATTAAAGACTAGAGAGTTACGTATTTTGCCTATTTGTAGGATGCTTTTAACGCTTGACGGTGTAGCATAATTGGCCGATAAAGTCTCGTACCCGTTAGCCGATAGATAAGCGGTACGGTGATCGGCATCGGCATAGCACACTCGCCCGGCCTTATCTTCGTATAGCTGTCCTAGAGCGCTTTGAGCTATCTGGGCGCATAGGTTATAGCTACTAGCTGGATCAGCGCCGCGAGAGATCATCTCATAGAGCCCGGGCTGATCGATCTCGCCAAGGCCTACGTTTTCTGCATCGGCCCACGTAGTCGTAGGGTCATAGTTAAACCATTGTAAAGCCGGGGCTACCTCAAACCAAGAGTTAATAAGTAGCTCGTTTAGTATGTCGTAAATCTGTAGTCCGTCTTCCTCTTTAACCAAGGCATCGGGGAAAAGAGCTTTAGTAAGCTTGGCCAGAGATCCTACGGCCAATATATTACCGATTGTTATAAACCCTACCTCCTCCGGTGAGCGTACAGATATACCAAAATCGGATACCTCGCCTCCAAAAACGGGCACATAAACCCCGGCGCTATTCTTAAGCTCTAGGGTAAGTGAATCGGTTACATCTATATCAAAGGCTGTATTATTTATATTTACGATCTCCATACGGGCGTACCCGGCGTTACACTGAAGATCGATATCATCGCGGCCCGTAGCCATATTTACCGAGAGCACGTTATCGTAAACGGTAGTGCCTACGATTATCTTCCACTCGGGTAGCCAAGTACTCATACCGCGTAGACTCCTGTATTACGGTTTACGGAGGTGCCTCTATATCCAGACTGGTTAAGAATATCCTCTACTGCTCTAGCGATAGCCTCGGGATCTCCGATCCCAGCGTTTACCGTAATATCTACGCTGCTACCACCGGGAAAGCCCATCGTAGGATTCCAGCCGTAATTAGGTGATGGAGTCGTAAGTGTTGGAGGAGGAGTAAGAGCTCCGGGATTTACCCCAGCTATCACGCCAGCGGCTAGGCCTCCTAGCGGCCCTAGATCCTTTATCGTTTGAGGGCTAGGGGCTAGGTTAGATCCCCCAGAGATACCGACCTTATTAAGAGCCGAAGTGTAATCGGCTAGAGCCTTAAGGCGTTGATCGTCTGCCGCCTTTTGCGCTATAGCTACTCGATCGATCATCGAGAGCTCGGCCGATTCTGCTAAACGTGTAGCTGTTATGGCGGCGTTACCGGTCTTACTAATCGAGGCTAAACGCTGGATCTCTGTAAGCTGGATCTGTACGCGCTCGTTATATGCTTCCCTGTTCATTAAGGTACCGGCGGCTGTTATGGCGGCGTTATATTTCTTAAACGCCTCCTCTCGGGCTAGCTCTTTATTGCCCTCGGCCATTTTACTATCATTGATAACGCGTAGCTCTGTGAGGAGCTGAGTATTAAGGGCACCGAGCGTAGCGTTACTGATCTCCTCTACGCCAGCTAACTTTTGCATATCTGCATTTTTCTGGAAAGCTGCAAGCTCTCCTATTTTCTTAAGGGCTAGCTCGCCTTTATCCTCCTCAATGAGCATAAGAGCCTCGAGGCGTAGCTTTGTCTCTTTGTCATAGGTAGCCTGTAAGGCCGCTGCTAACGTAATCCGGTTACTATCAAATACGGCAGTAGCTTTAGATAAGGCTAGTTTTTGTTTATCCGCTGCGACCTTTTTAGCCGCTGCAGCTGCCGCTGCTCTTTCTCTCGCTAATCTTTCTTTTTCGCGCTTAGCCGCCTCTTTTTCTGCTTTTTCGCGAGCCGCTTGGTTAGGATCTATATAGCCGGGGCCAAGGGCTGAGCTAGGATAACCTCCCATACCAATTTCACTTTTTGCACCTAGGCCTAATTTTTGTAATGCACCAATGACCTCAAAAATAGTGCCAGTAGTGCCTAAAAGGCCTGAGCTCGTTTGTTTAATGCTACTTACAAGATCCGCGCCCGGTATACTTTTAATCTTATTTATGAGTACTGCTATGCCATAAATAGCATCGCTGATATAGATAGAGAAATCTTCCATAGAGTCGGCTAGCGGTTGGATGCTATTACCATCTCCAGCTAGTAGCGATAGGCTATCGACTAAACCTTTACCTATGGTTTCCTGGGCCTCGCCGGCTGCGTTAGTTAATATGCCCAGCTGGCCAGCGTAAGTATTAAGGTAAGCCGCGTTAGCGCCTGTAAAGGTTTTAGCTAGTTTATCTTGGATCTCTGTAAAGCTCATCGCCTTTAGCTCGACTTGGCTAAGGCCTAATTTGTATTTATTAAGGCCTCGTGTCTGGCCTGTATACGCCATAGTTAAATCATTTACTACGGTCTCATAATCAACGCCAGAGCCTCGAGATATGTCTAGGGCTTGAGTGAGTAAAGCCGTAGACTTAGTAAGTGAGCCGGTGGTCTGCAAAAGTTTCTGCATACTCGGCCTAAGCTGGTCATCGGTCACGCCTGAGGCGGCCGCTAATTGGCGTATAAATTCCTCTATGCGTGGAGTCTCAAAAGCTAGCCCTAGATTTTGTACCGATTGGGCTAAACGGGTAGCGGCTTTCTCATCCTCGATAAAAGCTTTAGAGGCAGCCTTACCGAATTGTACGATTTTCTGTACGCTAAAAGCGGCGAGGAAAGCTTTAGCGAGTTTTTTGGTACTTTTCTCTAGGCCACCTATTTGCTTTTCGCCTTTTGCTAAAGCCTTACCGTCAAAGGTAGTAACGGCATTTACGAGTAAGCTCGGGATATTAGCCATTATGCCGCCTTATCGTATCGGCCTTGGTTAAAGGCTTCCACCGTATTAGTTATAGCTTTAAGTACTGCAGCCGTAGCTTTGTTTCCGTCCTCGTGCCACGCTCTAAAGATCATACGGCCTCGCTCGGCTCGTTTACTTCCGTACAGTGGCCCCATACGAGCTATAAAGTGTGCACCGGCACCCGGGTTATTAGACTCGCTACTCGATGAGCCTCCGGGATTTAGGCGGCCGGCCGTTTCGTAGATAGATCCAGCGGCCGATTTATTAGCTACATAATACATAGCTCGCCAGCCGTTCCTATTACGTGAGCTGGGAGCCTGAGAGTAGTAGATCCCCTTGCGCGCTTGATCTGCATTGTATAAAGGGAATAGGCGTTTAACACTACCGCCGAGTGTGGACTCGCGAAAGGCTGAGGTTTTAGCGGTGATCTTATTACCCTTGGCCATATCGCTCCAGCCGTAAAGGTTATCCGGTTGTGGCGATGGCGCATATCCTTTAGCTTTATCTCGGATCGGTGTCATAACCGCCTTGATCTCTTTATTCATCTCTTTAAGCAATTCTGGATCGATCTTACGTATAGCCTTGATGGTAGATTTAACGCCCTCTACGTTTACTGACATTTTCTACCTCCTTAGCTTGATCGTTTAATACTTGTATAAGCATTTTATACATTTCTGTATCTAGCTCGAGCACTGATTGAGGCGAGATCCCTAACCTAATCGATAGCTGGGCCACCTGATAGGTTAGGGAGTCTCGCCCTAATCTAAAGGTAAATCGTCTAGAACCTCTACCTTTGTAAGAGTATCTAAAAACGCCGGGCCAAATTCTTTAACTACTACATCTGCCATTTTAAGGCACTCGTGAGCTAAAAAAAATAAATCCGTCTGTTTTTCATCTTCTCTAAAGGCTTTGTGAAAACCTTTTTTTGCATAAAGCTCAAAGGCGTACTCGATACGTGGGGTTATCTGATGCTCAGTAACCTCGCCGGTAGCCCTTGTTATTTTGAGTCTCGCCATTTGTTGCCCCTTTGTTAGTTAGTTATGGTGTTACGTCTACTACGATAGGTGAGTTACACGTAAAGGTAATTGACTGGCTACTAATGTCCCCGACAGCACCGTTAATATCGGTGGTGTTGTTTACCAAAATTGTACTTTGATATTCCGGGTTTGTAGTAGATACGGCCGCGCTAGTCTGCTTAAGTGTGATAGGTACGGTGGTACCCCAGGCTGCCTGTAGTGCAGCTCTTACAGAGCCGGCACCGGAGGCTGCGTTATCGTTTAGGAAATCTAGCGTAATGGTTGAGGTCTCGAGGCCCTTAGTATATTTTCTCGCGGTATCGCCCATCGCTGAAATTTCTAGCTCCTCAAAAACTCTGTTAATTGTGGCGCTCGTTACGTGATCTGAGAGGTCTACCGAGTTAAGGGTTACGACCACTCCATTTGATAAGAATACGGCCATTAGCCTATTCCTCGCTCTCTGTAGTTGGTGTTGGTGTTGGTGATGCTTTTGCTACTTTGACCGGTACCGGCTCGTCTACGATCTGGCCGATCTTTCGCAAAAACTTTAGGTCATCCTCTGTATATGGCATTTATTAGCTCCAGCTCGTGAGTACGGATATATTAAAATCGGCTGTAAGTAAATCTCCACTTTGTACGCTAAGTACTGAGGGAGCTGACATACCGCCAATATTCATTACAATATTTGAGGCAGCGAGTTTATTAAAAACTGCTACCGCTAAAGTCTCTATGCCGTTAAGGTTGCCCTGATTGTCGAACATAGGGACAGTTAAAATAATCTTAAAATTAGCCATAGGCGAGATACCGGCATAGGTGTTATTACTTGGAGTAATGTATAAATCGGCCGGGGCGACGATTACGCTATTAGCGGTAATGGTTGGCGGTGGAAAGGCGTAGGTATTCCACGAGTTAGGGTTATCTAAAGCATTAGCGAGCGAGGCTCGGAGTGTAGTTATCGCGGCTGGCATCTAGCCCACCATAGAATTAGGGTTTTGATAACCGGATAACAAAGCTCTTACCTTGCCGATCATCGAGTTACCCATACGGTAAGGGCTAGGGCTAAAGCCATCGATCGATACGCCGCCGGTTTGTGAGACTTGGCGAGCTTGGAAAATATCTACGGCTAGGATCATTGCTGCCTCACGGATAGCCGGAGTCGTAGCGTATGAGTTTGTTTTTGTATCTGCTCCTACGGCTGAGCCATAAGGTAATACGCGCTGGAAATTGACATTAGCGCCGGTCTTAGGGAATTGGATAAAGCTATAACCGTTAGGCCAGTTAAAATAAGTGTTATTCCATACGATCGAGGGTAGCTGTGAGGTAGTGCCAGCGCTCCAAGGGATCGTACCGGTAATCGTGTAGGTACCGTTAAAGGTTGAGCCGCACCCACTCAAGGTTACAGACTGCCCGGTACTAAAGATCATAGGGTTAGCGACCATCGCCGTAATTACATTATTTTGTAGGGTTACGCCTACTACCGGAGCTGACGCAAACCATAAAAACTGATTTAGGAGATCCTGAGCAGTCTGGCAACAGGTCTCGACAATATCCGAGGAGTAAAGATTCTCTATCCCAAGGTTCGCGCGTAGCTCGGCCTCGGTGACGTATGTAGCTGGCATCTTTTTACTCCAATCTTAAAAGAGGCCGGTAGGGCTCAAAGGGCTAAGAGCCCTACCGACTATTAGTTTTTGCTTACGCCTTTAGATATCGGACGATACCGTTAGGCATTTTTGCGATCGTTGCCATAAAGCCGTAAATCGCTACCTGTACCTGTAGGTTAGATACTACGTTTACGCTCATATAAGCCTGAGGGCTACGGTAAACCGTAAACGCTTCTGGAGCCAAAATTAGCGCTGATGAATCGTCTACTGTGGTTTCTGTGAAGTTTTTGTCCACGTACAAATCTAACCCGAGAACATTACCTCGGATCGATTGTGGGCCTACCTGTCCGGCCGCGTTCATTGGCTGGATAGCGTTGTAGATTGGTCGCTTTGTGGTATCTGTAGCGCCCATTAGGAGCTGCCATTGTGCGGCATTACCTACGTAGTTCTGCGCGAAATAGCCGGTGTTTTTGTAAATAGCTGCTGCAGCTTGTGAAGTAAACGCAATAACTCCATCGCTGTCAGCTGTTGTAGGTGTTGAGCCTGTACTAGCTGTTAGTAGTGCATTTACTACGGCTGTATCGATAGTAGTTAGGTACGCATTTTGTAGCTGTTGTGTTAGCTCTGCATAGAAATTAGGGTCGGACCTCTCGAGGAGCTCAATACTGATCGTACCCATTCCACTGTACTTTTGTACACTTCCCGTAAGATACGCGCTCTGCATATCTGTATTAGATACTGCGCCGTTTTCTGCCTCGACTGTGACAGTTGGAGCTACGCCTGTACCGCCTCCAGCTGCGGTAACGAGTGAGGGTACATTTATAGTCATACCCTGAGCCGGTAGGACTCCCTGAGAACAGGCATCGATAGCCGGAGTACCAAAACGTGTATTAGTTACAAATTCTTGTAGGTACTGAGTAGGGTTAAACGCTGGATTGCCGGCAAAATCATCGGCAGCGGTTACGTAGAGCTTTGATTCATCGCTACCTAGTGCAGCTTTGATTTTGTGCTCTGTGTATGTAGCCATCGACACAATAGGAGTACGTAGTCTCTGTGAGTCGAGTACGGATGGACGGATAATCTTACGAGCTGCCTCGACTTTTTCAGCCTCGGCTGGTGCATCTACCGGAGTCTCCTCCGATGTATTTTCTGGGGCTGTAGTCACAGCTTCCTCGCTTTCGGTTTCTGTTTCGGTTTCGATCTCTACGATAGTCGTAGAAATAGTTGTAGTTTTTTCTTTTGTACTTGTTGCAGCTTCTAGCTCTGCACGTGCGGCCATAATCTCATCTACTGAGGCGCTCGTAAAAGCCGCGCTCTCAACGAGCGAGACTTCTTTTAGGACGGCCGCAGTAACGAGCAAGTAGTCCCCCATCGGCTTAGAGGCGGTTACATCCACCCCTACGGATAAGCCGGATACGAGATTTTCTTGAGCGAGTAGTAAGGCATCCTGTCCCCGGGTGCTCATACTTAATCGAAAGGATCCATAAACGCCGGCGGTAGAGTCGCTAAACGAAATAGCGCGGCCTACCGGCTTGTCCTGTTGATGTTGCGCTAATAATTTTATTTTCTCTGCATCTGGAATAGCAATCGAGCCGCGCTCGAACATTACCGGCCCAGCGCTTGTATGACCGATCTCGCCGTATGGTGCAACGAGTCCAGATACGATACGGCGCTCCGTGTCTGCGGCTTGTATCTCTTGGCTAAACGTTAGTAGCACTTGCATCTCCTAGCGGTGTGAGTGATTCCATCTCTCGGGCTTGATCTACATTTATTAAATCAAGACTTAACATTTTCTCGATAATCTCTAAACGCTCTTTTGCATCTACACGCAAAAACGTATCGTCTACCGCGAACCGAACTTGATTTTGAGAATTTGTTATATCGTTCATTGAGAGCCTGTCCTCAATAGCGCTTATGTAAGGCTGTAGTGAGTAGGCTACGAATTCTTTACGGCCATCTAAAATATTTTGGTATGTCATTGAGTTATTCATATCTGCCGATAGATACGCTGCCGGTACGTTCATAGCGCGAGCAATCTCAGTAGCTAAGTATTGAGAGGCCTCCGTATACATCATATCTTTAGGGCTAAAGCCGATATTTTCTGCAGTGAGGGTAGAGGTTAAATAAGCGGTACTGCGATTTTTTCTTGCAGAATTCCAACCGGCTAAAATTCCTTGGATCTGTGTTTCCGGTAAATCTGCACCATTATTTTTTAGGATGGTAGTAGCCATTGGAGTAGCTGCAGATACAGCGCTCGCTCTTTGTATATCCCACGCCGCTTTAATTGTAGTGCCGGCAGTTTGTAACACTCCTGGTATCAAAGATTGGAAAGTGACGAGCGATCCGATACCGGCCATAGGTACGAGATTTCCATCTACAAAATAATCTTTAATCTCGGTACCGTATTGGTTTGTAGTAAAGGTAACGCGGTTATTAGCGACCCACTCAAAGCCGGACGGTCTGCCATCGTCTGCATACAAAGAGGTAACGCGCCAGTAAGCGACCGAGTAAAAAATTAACGCATCTACGGTAGCGCTAATAGTAACGCTGCGAGGCTGGCGTATATCTGGCTGTTCTAGCCATACCGGAGAGCCTAATTTTTCTCCTGTTGATTTTTTATAAAGTGCAAGATCGATCGATGAGATAACTCCGGCAATTAAATTACGGCAGCGGCTAACGCTCGCTACTTGTAGTGCAAAATTGCGATCGATACCAATACCGTTATAGCCAAAAGCGCTATTAGTATTAAACGATCCATACCCGTAGGTGGTATCCATAACCGCCGGGGCATACTGAGCCTCGATAGTCGGCTTAGCAGCTGACTTAAAGCCTAGAGTTTGGAGTATTCCCATAGCCGCCATTTTCTCATATTGTCAAGCATTATTAGGGTTAGAGTACGCGTGTCTAAACGTATACTTTAGCCTCACCTAAAGGCTGAGTAAGTACGTGGACACACATACTTAAACCGATAGCAATATCTACGGGCCCGGCTGATTTCCTCCGGATAATACGCCAGCTCGCATCGCTTTCTTTAGCAGCGCAATTAGCCATAGAGGTAACGAGCTCATCTTGTCCCGAGTGTACGAGCCTTTTATTAGAGAGAGCCTCGTAGAGATCCCCGGAGGCCTGATACCCCTTAGTACCGGATATATCGAGTATCTGTATACCGTTTACCTCAAGGCGTTTGGCTATTGAGGCAGTCGTATATTTGTCATAGCAGACCGAGCGAGGGTAATAAATCTTGGCCCACTTAGCTATGGCATTAGCTACAAAGAGCTCGTCTATAGATATATCCGAGTGGAATATCTCGAGCACGGCTACCCCTATACGGCCATCCGCTAACACTTGGCCCATAACGAGAGAGCCATCTCTACGGCTGGGAGCTACGTCAAAAGCGAAAATAGTAAGAGGCCCGGGTACTAGTTTAAGATCCTTATCGCCAGACTCCTCGACCGACATATGCGGCCAAGGTGATTGGCTCGATGAGACCCATTGGCAAAGTAGCTCCGTTTTTGTGGTCTCGATCGGCTGAGTAGCTACCGCCTCCTCCAAAGCCTCTTCAGTAACAGTAAACCCAAGCGCCGGGTTAGCCATAGCCCACGCATCGCGGTCGGTGATCTTGGCAAAAGGTGGAGCCGAGTACTCGTAATAACCGAAACTCTTAGGAGGTGTGCTCCTCGCCCGTTCGACCAGATCGTTAAGAACTGTGCTAAAACTATCTCCAGCGTTCGAGCATAATAAGGTCTGGGCATTGGCTTTAGCGCGTGTAGTAGGGGTTGCAGCTCTAAAGCCCTCCTCCGATATCTCGCGAATTTCATCAACGAATAACAGGCTCGCTGATCTGCCGCGACTGCCGTCCCTAGTTGCCGCTACTACGTCTAACCGGTG